GGATTGCATTAGCTGTTCCCGATGCCGCAAAAATGGCCGATATTTTCGCTGCGATATAACTAGACAGATTCATAAAATACCTTAATTGATTTCATAATTTATTTTAACGCCGCAAGGTCGAGGGAATACGCCAGAATTTAATAATATTGCCAATTGTACAGGTGTTGGATTGAAATTAAAGACAACGGTATATTCCATATTTCCACCATCTGCGATATACGCATATTGAGTATATCCATTCTCTACAATGTAACCATCAGCAACGTAGCCTTCAGCCACATAAAAACTTGACGTATTCATAAAAAGAATCTGCAATAACTTATTGACCGATGGAACGCTCAAATTTGAAATGTTAGCATAAGCTTTTGCTAAAATTAATTCTCTGAATTGTTCGTCGCCCAATGTATAAATTTGAGTTGTTGATTCATTATTGTAAAATGGATATGTATCAAATGGCTGAGGATTCACTGAATAACCGGGGACATAAGCTTCATAAAATCCGAAATAAACTTGCGATGTTGGCACCAACAAATTGCGGGAAACCCCAACAATATTTCCCCATACATCTAAACCATACCCGACTGCCGTATTAACATTCCATATATTATTGTAAAGATTTTGTATGTCTACGCTTGGATCAATTGCATCGTTCATCGCCTCAATGATCGCCATCATTGTAGGGCTATTTGCATACTGACTTAGTAATGTTTCCGTATAATTTTGCATGATTACACCAAAGCAACCGCAACATTCGCCGCGGACATAACGGGCAACTGATCTATACCAAAAGTTAGTGAGGTATTTGTCGCGGCGAGTGCGCTAAATCCAATCAACAAAGACAATATTTCTACGCTAGGGTCAAGAGCAGTGATATTCGCATAAAATCTGCCATTAAAAATGGTTTGATTAATTCTAGCCTTTGTCCCTCCATCCTGACCGTAAAATGATTGAACTACCGCTGACTGAACTAATGAAACAATATTCGATGGCAATGTCGGAAGATTTTTTATCTGAATAGCAAAATAAACATTGGCAGAGTAGGGCGTAAGCCAGCTAATTGTATAGGCCGGATATGGGATATTGTATGTTTCATCATAAATCACAAATGAAGTGTTTCCCGGAGCGTAAGGACTTCCAGCGCCCTTTTTACTCCAAAATGCTTGCGCAATACTCGACGCAGAGCCACCAGCCACGGATAGCAATGTGCTATTTGCTGCCAATGGATAAGCTGTTGAACCGATTGCAATGGTTGCGTTCGTTGGGTTGTCGATTGTGTAGGCATCTATCACGCCAGATAACGCAAGAATCGCCGCCTGAACGGCCTGAATTGAATTTACGGAGTTTCCAGCGACACTCTGTTGTCGCCTTGTTTCAAACGCCGATCTACTTTCAACCAAATTTCCCAATGCGCCGACAGCTGGATTCGATATCGTGTCCCACCCAGGGATATTGACATAAATTTTATTTAACGAACCAATGGCGCAAGCAATAGCGCCTGGGGTCTGATTCTGGAACTGAACCGATATACTGCCGCCAGCAGGAATAACCGCATCGGCTGTACTTGAATAGAGATAGCCAGATGTATCTTGCGCCACCGATCCCGCTGGAATATCCACGCCAACCGCGCCCGTACAAGTTACATTAACTACTGTTCCAGCAGCTTGAATGCGGTTGATGAAATAGATGTATCCAAGGGCATCTTGCCATTGGCCACTCGCTGTCGCTGGATTAACTTGATTCGAAACAAGAGCTATTTGAGCATTTTTGTCACTGATAATCGCTGTTTCGGATTGCGCTATCTGTCCTTGCGGCGTAGTCAAAGTTTGATTTACGCCGCCCCCAAATGCGCCATCAATATCAGCCTGAACGCCAGATAGAATAGCTGAATCTGTGGGAAGAACCGGAGAGCCATTGACCCAAACTATACCAGGAACATTTGTTGACACTATTAACTCCCGAATGAGATATCAGACTCAACGCCATCTGTATCGATAATTTGAATTTGCCCGGTTAAAACACGGTTCGTAAATTCACTGAAAATGACATTTACTTTGGAAACATTTGGCACAGTCATTGCCGCTGCAACTATTTGAGAACGATAATAGCTTAAAGTCGGGTTTTGACCTAGAATATTTTGCCAATATGGTATCCCTAAACTCTGGTTGTACCAGCATTCGCCCAGAAAAGTTCCTACCGCACTGGCAACATCTTGGGCAATGGAATATGGCGCATTTGCCGCCGCCCAATTGCCATTGTTATCAAGCACCAAATCCCATGCGCTTTGATCTAAAAGCATTGTCTGTTGATTAATAGCCAATTTATCCCGCCTTTAATGTGGAAGTTAATTGAGTGCTACTCATTAGGATATTAGGGATTCCAGTGCCGCCGCTTGAATGAGTATGAGCATTATATAATGTTTCAAAGCTGGCATTAACCAGTGCTTGCAAAGTTTCCCCTGTTGCGCCGATATTAATTTGAGGAGCATTCACTGTTACAGCGGTTGGGGATAAAACTGTTATGCCAGCAGAATTAAATTGAATGACCTGTGTCGGTGCAGCGCCAATGATGGTCATTAAATAAACCATATCAGACATATCATTTTTTCTATTCGATCCGGGCGAGGAAATTGATTGCGTTGATTTAACTGTGGAGATGTCTCTGTCGCAGACTGATGCGAGTCCGATATCTCCGGCAACAGGATCGATGATTACCGCGTTAGCTCCGCCCTGATAACGCATGTATGGGACGTTTTCTATAACCATATGCGGCCATGCAACTCCATTCCCATCAATGGCGCTAACAAGCGGCTGCACGCTTACATAGCCGATTTGACTAAGCCCGCCATCATTGGTGCATGAAATAACTTGCACTGGCATCGTTGTTCTCATCCCGCTTAATGCGGATTGAATAATAAAATCCGTGCGACCAATATCGGATGCATTACTAGCCGGTGTGAAATTAGATTTAGTTGACTGGGACATAATTCGACGGAGATAATTTTGAAGTGGTGAACCACGCGCCATTCGGTGTCAATGTGGACAGTTCATGCGTGACCATTTGAACTGGAACAGTAACATTTGATTTTGGTATTGAACTTGTCAAGGCTATTGTCCGACCATTCGCTATTTGTGGATTGAATTCACATTTAACGATAAATCCAGCTTCCCAATATGCAGGGTAACCAATCATGCCATTATCGGGGGATATGGATATTATCGTATCGTCCCGAGTGCCATCGTTAGGCCAGATATAAACTTTGTTATTCTCAATCGCCATGGGAATAATCGCCGCCTTCGCTACACTTTGTATCTGATCTACGATAGACCCATAGCAGTATTGATTCTGCAAAACAGCATGTGCACCATTATTCACAAATTCAAAGCCAGCTTTGGCAGATAGTGCCGCGATAATATCCTCTGCATTCTGTGCGCCAGGATAGTGATTTGCGCTTGATGCAGTCGCCTTATTGTAATAGCCGGCACATGCGGCCACGCAAAATGAAACATCAGGAAGTCCAGAGAAGTCAATGAACGATCTGAATATCGTGCCTGAAAATACCTGAATAAGATTCGATCCAACATCGCCAGCACTAATCAAAACCTCTCTGTTGAGAACCGCTGCCTGATCTGTTCCAGTCGATGAATACTGATTCATTTGATCTAAAGACATTCCATATACGCGCAACTGTAATTGTCCTGCCGAGTTATACCCGCCAAGATTTGTAATCAGCGCAGTGCACCTCAGCCCCTCCAAAGATAGGGTTGTGTTTCCATCAGAAAATTGCAAATTAATTTGCCGCTCAACGAAGCTCATTGTTCGCCCGGTAAAAAATAAGTGAGGATATATCGACTTCCCAATCCAGTATAAACAGGGTCGGTCGTTCCCTGTGTGTCGATAAATGCGAGATTGCCGATAAATCCTAAATAAGCGTAGCGAACTAAATTAACCCTATCTAAGCAAATCATTGTGCTAACAATCAGAGTTCCATTCAGCGTTAAATCAAAATACATTCCCGTATCTTTGGTGTAAATCGCGATTAAGCAGCTCTGACCATTCAAAGTGATGGTGAAAGATTGTGATTCGTCATCAGTAATAGGTATTATTTGGCTCATTGGATCGGCGTAGAAGTTATTGCATTGTTTTGAATCGGTGTTGGAGTAACTGGATTTAGCTGACCATTATTGACCTGTGCCTGACCGCTTGGCGTCGCTGTTGTAATGGTGCCAGTTCCAGTCTGGCGTACTTCCTCAAAAACCAATTCAACAAGCAGCAATGTTACGCCTTGCCGCGCAGTTCTATTATAATTTGCGTGAATTAAATTTGCATTCTCATATATCTCATCTGGCGTAACGATTGTAAATAAATCCAATGAATCTAGCATGTCCTGCACAGTAGATATGAATAAATTACGTGTCATTTCGCCATTGCCATTGCAAGCTACTGTCATTCTAATTTCGTAAGGTAATGCAACTTTGTTGTAACTTGAAAATGCGCCTTGCTCAATCGGATAGTTAGGTATCTTTCGTTCATTTCTATAATCAAAATCGATTACTGAATCTGGGACTAATGTTAAGTTTCCCAATATGTCCTGTATCGCCCATTGAGATTGTTGTGTCGATGCGGTGGATACGGACGGTGTAGTCGAACTCTGCAACAAAGTAGTTGTATCTACGGGCGAGACCGGCTGCTGATAGCCTATAGGAGGCACAGGAAGACTGGGGACGCCAGGTAATGCAGGAACATTTGGATAAGGTATAAGCGGCATTATCTCGCCCCCATCGTTCCGGCATTGATAAATGAATTATTGTTTAATTCACTGTGTATATCACTTCCCAATTGAGCGGCATTCGTCGCACTGGTATTGATATTCATATTTTGAATCTGAACTGAAGATGATGACGTGCTATTTCCACCTGAGCTATTTACGCCCATTTTTGCGCCAACATAATCATGATATTGTCTAATGTACGATTGAGTTTCTTTAGGGGCATGACTCAACCAATCAGATCCATTTTTTGCAATATCGGAATTTAATCCCGAAGTTCCCCAATTGTACCCAGCTAAAGCCTTGTCGACATCGCCGCCAAATTGTTTTAATAAATCTTTAAACAAATGGTCTGCCGCAATACGAGATTTCGATTCATCAAATACATCGCTACCATGCAGTCCATATTGTGAAGCAGTCGAATCTATGAATTGATATGCGCCTTTTGCTCCTTTAGAAGAAATAGCATTTGGATTTCCGTTTGATTCTATTTTTTTAATGGCATCCAAATCAATGCCGCCCGAACCGCCAATATGTCCACCATGAGATTCATCTGAATGATGCTCGCCAGATGGATATGATGAATCAAATAAGCTTAGGAATGGCGCAGCAAGTGGATTAGATGACTTCAAAAAATCCATTACATTTTGTTTTTTCTTCCTATCTGATTGGTCGCCCGGATGCAATATGTCATAGACGCTACTGCCAATTCCACCCTTCATCATCGACGTGGTCGCATCTAGCGTTTCACTCATTGGATTAGCTAATATTCCGAAAATGTCCTGTTTATTTTTGCTTAATGTTTGGGCTAATTCTGTCCATTTATTATTTAATTTTGTAGCCTTATCGATATTTTCATCAGTAACACCAGAAAGTTTATACATTTCATCGTGCAAGTCTTTAACCGCATCGCCGCCTTTCAGCATGGTATTAAACATGCTTTCATCCATTATTTCTAATGAGCGGGAACGCGCTGCTTGAATGCCATGAACTTCGGAATATCGGACAACTGCATCTGATAATTTATACAGGTCAACAGTACCTTTTTGCATATCCACGCTATCCAGTGCAGATAGTTGCGCGAGACTTTGATAGATAGCCGAACTCTTGCCGATTTTAAAATCAGCAATGCCGCCTTCGATGCTCTGAAGTGACGATTGAAACGTTTGAAGTGAGCCGCCAGATTGCTCAACTACTTTCCCCCATGCGTCTAAGTCTGTTCCTGAAGTACTGAGTATTTTTGCTTGGCGACCTAACGCGGCATTTCCTTGGACGGTTTGCTGCACGAAGTCCTTGAATCCCGCCACGCCGAGTGTAGCAAGACCGAATCCAAGAATGGCATCCTTGGCTTTGTTTAACCCATTGAGCCGTTCTTTATTTGCTGACTCTTCGATTTTTCTTTGCTTATCGGCTTCGACCTGTGCTTTTTTAGCCGCAGATTCTTTTTCAGATTGTGATTTTTTTAACTCGCGGTCAAGACTCAAAGACGCTTTTTCAATGTCCTTAATTTTCTTAATAGCTTCTTTTTGACCAGCATCAAACTTGCTTGTCTCGATTCCTAGCTCGATAAAAAGACTGTCAATTATGCTCGCCATTATTCTGACCTTGCTAGATTGTTATTATGGTTATTGACCGCGTTTATTTCCAGCATCATCCATAAATCTTCGGTGCCATAAATGCTTTGAAAGTCATGCATTGAACCATATCCAGATGTTACGGCAGTAGCAATTATCGACGGGGTATTTTGATATTCAATGAAGGTTTTTTTACGACCTGTTGAGATATTTCTGACTCCGAAGTCAACTGACTGCCAGCGGGAAAAAAATCAACATGCAATTCATAAACCGCTTTATTCAATTTTAAAATTGTCTGGATTTCTTCTATGTCTGATGAATCGACAGCGCGAACAATATTGGCGCTCGTTACAACTTGGACGCAAGCGAATAGTTCATCAAATAATTCTTCGCTTAATTCAAATGGCATGGCCACCAGAATCGAATAGCCAGCCTTGGCAAGCGCCATCATGCCGGATGATTCTGCGCCCTGTGGTGTATTCATTCCAGCTCGCACAGCCTTGGAAAATGCCTTTAGCGCGAACTTATGCGCTTGGAATGCTGGCATTTCCGTAATCTTGAATTTCTTGCCGGTATCGCGACCCTCATCAGTCACCGTATAAATGATTTCTTTACGCATGATTAAAATCCAATCGGTGCGCTAGTAATCAAATTCCATGTGAATTCATAAGGCATCGGCTCGAACAGCTTTTTAACATCAGGGAACGGATGAGCCGAAGTCAAGAAACCTCGAATCAAGGTGTATTGCATACCGATACTCGGCAAGAAAATAACGCCGCTTGCCTCGAATACATCCACCACCGCATCCTGCGTCGTGCGCAATGTTTCAAAGATTGCCAGAGATGGCGAATCGGGCTGAATCATAATAGTGATTTTGTATGGCGAGAAAATCTTACCAGCAGATAATCGACCATCAACACCCATACGTGTCTCAGCCTGTGGCACTGATTCCGATTTAAATGCATCATCAAGAGCATAGCCTTGAATCGTCACCGGGGCATCATAAAGTCCAGCAAAGGACAGAGTTAAAACACTATTTGCGCCTGTTAATGTTGACATTATTTGCCCCTATTAAATTATTTAATTGATTACA